CCACATCATTGAGTGGTCTTCAATTTGATGCCAGCAATGACGATTACCAAACTCTTACGGCTACTGTAACTTTCAAATATACCATTTATAATATAGAAACCGTGGAATAGTTTTTATGAATCTTGACATTATTAATGAGATGTGGTCAAAAGACTCCATCCTTGATCCCGACAATTTACACGATGAATCAATCAAAATTCCCAGATTACACGCCAAATATCACGAACTATATAATACAGTTCTTCTGATGAAAAAGAAAGAAGAACAATCTTACAAAACAAAATATCTTGAACGTAGAAATTATTATAGTGGAAAAGCAGAACCAGAAGTCTATGAAGACGATCCTTTTCCATATAAAGTAAGAGAGAAAGATTCTCTCAATTATCACTTAGACGCTGACGAACATCTTTCCAAGATTCGTCTCAAACTTGACTATCATGATGCCATGTTGAATTACCTTGAGAACATACTCAAACAGGTAAACAATAGAACTTATCAAATTAAGAATGCTATTGAGTGGCAGAACTTCCAACGAGGTTTCTGATGAATACTATTTTCATTTCAAAAAAGAACGAAGTATATCTGAAAGTTAATGCAGAACCCCATGTCTACATGGAACTGTCTGATACTTTTACCTTCGAAGTTCCTGGGGCAAAGTTCATGCCACAATACAGGAGCAAGTATTGGGATGGAAAGATTAGATTGTTTAATACAGGATCTGGAGAGATCTATGTTGGATTGCTAGACAAGGTAATCAGATTCTGTAAGGAGAGGGGATATGAATATTCTTTTGAGAACAACAAATATTACGGTCTACCATTTGAAAACAACGAGATGATCTCCCCCGAGGGAGTGAAAGATTATATGAAATCTATTTCTCGTCACTCTCCAAGACCTTATCAAATAGAGGGAGTATACGATGCTCTAAAACATAATAGAAGATTATTGATATCTCCCACTGCTTCAGGTAAATCTCTGATGATTTACTCAATCGTGAGATATCATACAGATTACAATAGAAATATCCTACTAGTCGTTCCAACGACTTCTCTTGTAGAACAAATGTATAAGGATTTTCAGGACTATGGTTGGGATGCTGAGACATATTGCCACAAAATATATTCTGGAAGGGAGAAAGATACAACTGCTCCTGTTGTAATTACAACTTGGCAATCCATTTACAAAATGGATAAAAAGTTCTTTGATAGATTTGATGTCATCATTGGTGATGAAGCACACCTATTCAAGTCTAAGTCACTTATAAGCATCATGACCAAGCTGTGTGATGCTAAGTATAGATATGGGTTCACTGGCACTTTAGACGGCACACAGACCCATAAGTGGGTCTTAGAGGGACTCTTTGGTCCGTCATACAAAGTTATCGGAACTGACGAATTAATTAGGAAGGGATATCTCTCTAAGTTTAACGCAAAAGTTCTAGTATTGAAACACTCTCCACAAAAATTTGAAACATATGAAGATGAAGTTCAATATCTAATATCACATCCACAAAGAAATAGATTCATCAGGAACTTAACACTAGATCTGAAAGGCAATACTCTTGTGTTATTCTCCAGAGTGGAGTCTCATGGGCAAATATTATACGATATGATAAATAATGGTGTTGATGAAAACAGAAAAGTTTTCTTTATTCACGGTGGTGTTGACGTAGATCAGAGAGAAAGAGCAAGGGCTATTACTGAAGCAGAATCAAACGCAATCATTATTGCTTCGTATGGAACCTTCTCTACAGGAATCAATATTAAAAATCTACACAACGTAATTTTTGCTTCACCATCAAAATCTAGAATTAGAAACTTACAATCTATCGGTAGAGTTCTTCGTAAAGGAAGTAACAAATTTTCAGCAACTCTTTACGATATTGCCGATGACTGTACCCATAACTCTAGAAAAAATTACACACTAAATCATCTCATAGAAAGAATTAAAATTTACAATGAAGAAAACTTCGACTATGAAATTGTAAACATTAAACTAAGAGCAAATGACAGATGAATTCTATTACGTAATAAAATTAGTAACTGGAGAAGAAATCTTTGCAATTGCTAGTTTAGATGTAGACAAAGATGGCAACAACATTGTCATCTTATGTAATCCAGTCACAATGAGAATTATCAAGAGAGGATTAGTATCTGGAATCAAAGTAGAACCTTGGATGAAGATTCCAGATGAAGATGTTTTCACTATCAATATGGATAAAGTTATTACAATATCTCAAGTAAGTAATAAGGAAGTAATTAAATTTTATAAAAAGTATTTGGATGAAACTCTGGATGATGATCTAGATGATGAGTATGATGACTCTGCTAAGTTGGTAAAACCAGATCAAAAGATGGGTTACTTAGGAACAGTAACTGAAGCTAGAATTAAATTAGAAGAGATATTTAAGCTAGATGTCTCTGACAACCACCACAAGGGTGATTCTACACAAGAAAAGTAGACTTGTCAAGTTCTAGTTTTATGTTATAATATGAATATATTTCATAGTAGACAAATGTTATGCCAGTCAGAGAAAGATCAGAACATTATGTAAACAACAAAGAATTTTTGATTGCAATCATTGAGTATCGTCGTAAAGTCACCAATGTTGCTGAAAAAGAAATTGAAGGGTTTTTGGATCTAGATGAAGAAGAAAAGTTTCAAACCCTGAAGTCCTGGAAGAGTAAGAATAAACCACGTATTTCAAACTATCTTGGTGACTGCTTTTTGAAGATTGCCACTCACCTTTCATACAAACCAAACTTCGTGAACTATATGTTTCGTGAAGACATGATCTCGGATGGTATTGAAAATTGTGTTCAATACATGCTGAACTTCAATCCAGATAAGTCTTCTAATCCATTTGCTTATTTCACTCAAATCATTCACTATGCTTTCCTTCGTAGAATCCAGAAGGAGAAGAAGCAGTTAGAGATCAAGAGTAAAATTATCGAGAAGACTGGATACGATCAAGTCATGGTTGTTGAGGATGGTGCCAATGGCACATCTTCAGACTATAATAGCATCAAAGAAAAAATTCATTACAAACTGAATCGTCAATGAAGTGTGCCATAATTACTGACCAGCATTTTGGAGCTCGTAAAGGTAGTAAATTTTTTCACGAGTATTTTCTGAAGTTCTACAATGAAATATTTTTCCCAACTCTTGAAAGAGAATCTATCAAGTGTGTTCTCGATCTCGGGGATACTTTTGATCACAGGCGCCAAATTGATCTCTGGGCTCTTGACTGGGCTAAGAGGAATTACTACGACCGTCTCAGGGATCTTGGAGTGGACGTTTACACTGTTGTGGGAAATCACACTGCCTATTACAAAGACACTAATGAGATTAACACTATTAATCTCTTACTACGAGAGTATGATAACGTCATCGGCATTTCTTCTGCTACCGAGTATGTAATTGATGATAGGAAGATTCTTTTCCTTCCATGGATTTCTGATGATAATCGTCAGCATACCTATCAGGTAATTGATAACAGTGATGCTGAGGTTGCTATGGGACACCTGGAACTCAACGGTTATAGGGTTCACAGGGGTCACATTCAAGAAACGGCAAAGGATGATATTAGACTGGTTCAAAAGTTCAAGAGAGTCTTCTCAGGGCACTATCATTGCCGTTCAAATGATGGTCAGGTATTCTACCTTGGAAATCCTTATGAGATGTTCTGGAACGATGTGAAGGACACTAGAGGGTTCCATATCTTTGATACAGAAACTCTAGAGGTAACTCCTGTCAATAATCCATATAGAATGTTTTATAACATTTACTATGAGGATCAACCTCACCAGTTGTTTGATGCCACTGAGTATGAAGGTAAAATCTGTAAGGTTATCGTCCGACAAAAATCAGATCCAAAGGAGTTTGAAAAGTTTATTGATAAAGTTTCTAACGTTGCAACCGAAGTCAAGGTTATTGAAAATTTTGTGATGGAAGAAAATGAAGACTTTGAAGTAGAAGAGTCTGAAAATACCATGTCAATTCTGAATAGATATATCGAAGAAGCAGAAACTGATTTGGATAAGTCCATCATCAAAAATCTGTTTGATAAAATCTACAGAGAAGCATGTGAGGTTGAGTGATGTATCTGTTAGCATCCAGAGGTTCTGCTGGTGCCTATGCTGTCATTGACACATATGGTGAGCATGTGCTATACTTGTTTGAAGACGAAGATGATGCCGATAGATATTTGATGCTTTTGAAAGAAAACGGAACTAAGCACGATAAACTATCTGTCTTAGAAGTAGAAGATGATCTTGCTATGAAAGCATGTGAGTCTTACAACTATAAGTATGCTATCATTGGTAAAGAAGACATTGTTATTCCTCCTGTAGAAGAATGATTGTATTTGAAAAAATCTCTTGGAAAAATTTTCTCAGCACGGGTGATTCTTCCACAGAGGTTAGCTTTGTCGAAAAAAATACAAACCTGATCATCGGTGGTAATGGTGCTGGCAAATCAACCATCCTCGATGCTCTTTGTTTTGTCTTGTTTAATAAACCATATCGAAAGATCAACAAACCTCAACTGATCAATTCATCAACCGAAAAGAATTGTCTAGTTGAAATATCTTTTAAAGTTGGTAAAAGATCTTATATCGTACGACGTGGTATCAAACCTAATGTATTTGATATTATAGTCAACGGTGAGATGCTTCACAAAGAAGCAGATGATCGTGCCAATCAAAAGATTCTTGAAGAGAATATTCTCAAGCTAAACTATAAGTCTTTTACTCAGATTGTTATCTTGGGTTCTGCTGGGTTCACTCCCTTTATGCAGTTGACATCTTCACATCGACGTGAGGTGATTGAAGACCTCCTCGATATTCGTGTGTTTTCTGCTATGAATAATCTTATCAAAGAAGACATTCGACAGAACAAAGAAGCAATTAAATCTTTGGAAATAAAAAAGAGTGCTTCCAAGGATAAAGTTGAAATGCAAGAACACTTCATTGAAGACCTGGAAGCCAGGGGAATCGAGACTATCAACAGTAAGTATTCGAAGATTAAAGATATTGAAAAAGAGGTTGAGAGTCTGATTCTCAAGAATAGAAAACTCAATAAGGACTTAGATGAGAAACAAAATAATTTGTCGGAGTATGTGAATGCTACCAAAAAACTTCGTAAGTTGGGAACTTTACGTGGTGCTATCTCCAATAAAGTATCTACGATGACAGAACATAAAAAGTTTTTTGAAGTTAATACGGTTTGCCCCACTTGTCAGCAAGGTATCGAAGAGGACTTTCGCCTAGATAGAATTAGTGAAGCTCAATCTAAGTTAACGGAACTGGAAGAAGGTTTTAAAAAACTGGAGCAGTCAATAAAGGAAGAGGAAAACCGAGAGCTTCTCTTCACCAATTTAAGTAAGGAGGTTACTTCTCTAACACATGGCATTTCTCAAAATAATACTAGAGTTTCTGGACTCCAACGGCAATCCTTGGATTTACAATCAGAAATTCAAACTATTACCGATAAAATACAGAACAGAAATTCTGAACATGAGAAATTAGAACAACTTAGAGAGGGGCTTCAGACCATCTTTGGTCAACTTGCAGTTAAAAAGGAAGAGGTAAATTACCAGAGTTTTGCCTACGATCTCTTGAAAGATGGTGGTGTTAAAACTAAAATTATCAAGAAGTACCTCCCACTGATTAACCAGCAGGTCAATCGTTATCTTCAGTTGATGGATTTTTATATCAACTTCAAACTGGACGAAGAATTCGTAGAGACTATTCAATCTCCTATTCACGATAAGTTCTCTTATTCATCGTTTAGTGAAGGTGAGAAAATGAGAATTGACTTAGCCCTTCTCTTTACGTGGAGAGAGGTTGCCAGGTTTAAGAACTCGGCAAATACAAACCTCCTTATTATGGATGAAGTT